TTAGTTTTCATCTTTCTTGTCTCCAAGTTTTGTAATCTCATCTTGTATTCTGCTATCAAACTCAATCCATTTTGATTTCAAATAGATGGAAGCTCCAATAAGAGTTCCACCAACTAAGAATGTTTGTGCAATATAGATAAGTACTCCAGTTGCAATGTTGTGTGCATTGAGAAAGAAAGATAGAAATGCAAGTAGAATACCGCTACCTATCATAATGAGTGAAGTTATATAACTTAATTTCTCTTTAATAGATAGTTCTACCCATTTCTTTTCATGGTGTATTGTTTGCATTGTTATGATTTATTACTATCTATAAATAGTTGAATTAATTATCCAGTAAATTCTTCAAACCAAGTATCATCAATGAATGTGTATATTCTTACATATTGACCGTCACATTGGAATTTGGTTTGACGTGTTCTTGTGTTGTAGTGATTGTTAGCCCTAACCATATACCCTTGGAAGTTTATCCATGTCTCTCCATTTTGTGATTTATCATGTATCTTAACTTTCTGTCCTTGATATGGATTGCTTGGTAGCTTAATTATTGTATTTCCAGTTTTACACAATATGGTATCAACTGTATCTGGAACTTCATATATGTATGGATTTGAAGAACTTGTTGAACCAGCTATTACTTTAATACTAGCTTTATTCCTTCTCTCTACAATTCCATCTGTTGTTATCTTAAAGAGTGAATTACCATAATTTGCAATAAATCCGTCCTTTCCACAATATACTGTTGTATTTGTACCAAAGTTGACTGCAAATCCATCATATCCTATTAACATGAATGCAGATGATGTTGGAACTTCATTCTCCCAATTTACAGCCACATTAATAGCTGCCTTTGGGTTAAGCGTTGGATTGTAGGCTTCTCTTGATGATAACATACTCCAACTAGATGCGGCTACATCTATTGTGAACCGACCAGATACCCTAACTTCAACATTGTCGCCTACAACTGTATATTTGTCTATATCAACAGAAGTTTTGTTACCAACATTAATTGTCTTTGTCAACGTTCCATTCTCATATATGTAAAACGTTGCAGATGGTGTTCCTATATGTGCTGTTGCTCCAATAGCATATACACTATTTGTATAGTTCAAAATCTTGATATAAGTTCCTTTCTTAAATGTACCTAGTTTTTGTGATACGTTCCAAGTAAACCCATAGAAATTACCATCTACTGATTGATTTCCATAAATTGTTGAATCATAATGCGTTTTTATAACATTTGTTGTTTTGCTCGCAAAGTCATTATATGTACCAATTGACTTTGGTGATATTTCTGTAGTTCCACTATCACCAAGCAACAAGAAACCTTGTTTTTCATCATTAAGTGTCAAAGAACCATTCACTTTTGTGTCACCGTTCAATGTGATATTTCCGTCACCAATTTTCACATAGGTGTCATTGACATTCATCAATATTTCATTTGCAGTCTGCTTAATCATGGATTGTGACGCTTGACCAGTGGCATTATACTTATGTGGATATTCAACGCCTTCTTCTAACATCAATCTAGAAAACCACCCAACATTTGAAGCACTTAGATTCCTAAATAGTATTACAAATGTCTTTGCTGAACCCCTAGATTCCTTAAACCTTATCCAATATCTGCCAAGTTTCTCATCATAGTGTAAAGAGTTAATGTCAGTGCCGTCTTTTTTGTCCGTAGGACATGATAAAGTACAAATAGTATTAGGTTGGTCTAATAATTTAATGGCTTTAACTGTAACACTCTTAGAACTTGTGTTGATAGCTGATACTGTACCATAGATACTATTATAACGGTTATTGGTGCTATTAGTTACTCTCACCGCTACATTATCACCAACTGCTAATGTTATAGTCTCAGTGTTGGTATAAGTCCAAGTTGATAATGTTCCACTAGTAGCATAATTAGTTAAAGTGTCATTTGATACGCTTGATGAAGTAGTTAATATCTTACATGGTGTATAAAGACCGAAATCTACATATTGGTTATAAATTCCATCATCATAATATGTTTGTGTAAAATCTAGTATCTTTATTTGTGCGGTACCGCCCCAGAAACCAAATGAGAATGTATAATCACCACTAAAATCCATTATAGGATGAGATTGAAACCAGTCTGTAGAATCACAGTGAAAAAGATTACCACTATCATCATATATGGTGTTATTGCTCCATCCTTGACCATTCAAACCTAGCATTCTGTTTTCACCTATTATCTCATCTTTCATAGATGATACTGTAGATGTGATACTAGATGCTGTTTGCTTGACATCTGACACATCAGACTGCAAACTAGTTACAGAACCACTAAGATTATTAATAGTAGTGGTATTACTAGTTACTTTTGATTCAATGCTATTTGCTTTTTGTGTCAATGTTGCAACATTATTGTTAATGGTTGTTATTGCATTTGCCACATCTGTTTTCTTTTCAACCCATTCTGTGACGTTTGCACCTTCCTCAATTTTTGGTTTTGTTATTACAACAGTTCTACTATAAGTATATGCACTTGGGTTATGATTCTTTGGAAAATTTAAATAGATGTAACTTGGCAATCTTCCTTTGAAATTGAAATGTATCCAAACCTTATGGCTATATGATAAATTTTGCTCTTCAAGAAGTACACAATGATTTACTTCATTTATCTTAAGATTGTGTGTTGTCATCAAACTATTTTGATTTTCAGAATAAAAATCATGTTTGGTAGTTGAAGCTGGGTAATACGCATAAACTCCCAAATAATCTGGGTTTCCAGTAACAATTTCAAAACTCATGGTATAATCAGTTTTTGTTTTGAATGCTTTTTTATCTATAATATAGAATGTATTATCATCACCACTCAAGCTTGTAGTTAATTTATAAGCATCACCTACAAGTTTCTTTATTCCCTTTACAAGAGTAATATTACCACCTACATCAAAGGTTCTTGAATTATCCAATAAGTTTGCGCCAATATAATCATAATCTTCTTTTGATAATGTCCAACCGTTGTATTCGGCTCCTTCTTCAACCATTGGTCTGCAAATATAGGCTTCAACTCTTCCACTTTCATTCATACAAGTCTCCCAAAAGTTGAATGCAATATAATCTGATTTTGCATCAGTTGTGTCTATTACCATTGCACACAGTTGCCATTCATTTACTTTCTCTAGCTTGAAGTTATTTGGGGTTATGTTATTAGCCCATCCTAATCTTTTAGCATTTGTTTCCTTGTCCGTATATATTGCGTCAAGATTAAGGCGTGCATTGATGTCAGTTGCCTTATAGTAACATGATACTGTATATTTCTTACCTTTTTCAATCTTGATACTTCTTCCACCTTGTGAACCGTCCCAATATACACCAATGTAGTGATAATTACCGTCTGTATCATCAATGACCTTTATACAATTTGTACCCTTGTAGCCACTATTTATTTCAATCCTTGCCTTATCAGATATGAAGAAGTTATTGTTTTGCTTTTTGAAATCACTTCCAACAAGAAGGTTTCTTCTTTCTTGTGTCTTCTCTGATACTGATAGTACAATGTTCTTGGTATCAAGTTTTATTGATGCTTCTGATTCTGCTATCTTGTTGTTGATGATGTCAAATATATTCTCTCCGTCTAATGCCTCAAATTCTCCAATAAATTTTGCACTATTTGCATCATAATATGATTTGCGGTGTGATTCCAAATCAAAGTCATTAATGCCTTGATATTGTGCAAAGACTGGTGCTGTAATACCTTTATCTAAAGATGAGTATGCAGACATATATATTGCAGACTGTCTTGCAATATCATCTGTTCCTCTATATCCACACATGACAATAGAATCTCCAATTTCAGGTTCCACAACTCCAACAGAATCAAACCTTGAAATTCTTATATAATTATATAATTCTCCATCAATTTCTATAGGGTTGTTATTGTCGCTTACATCAGTTACCAAACACCAATAATACTTGTTATTAACATTGTGTGTTGTTCCCACCTTTGCTTGGTTGAATGACATGCAAAGTGCTTGGTCATTGACCTTCCACATATTGTCACGTTGTTTTCCATTACCATCTTGACACCTCCAATACAATGTAATGTTGTTTGCCATAGATTTTATTTTCTCCACTTCAAAACCATCTGCTGGGGTTAACATCATTGAACCACCTGCAGATTTGATTTTATCAATTATCAACTCAAAGAAATGGGATGAACCAGTTACTTCAAGGTTCTTGGTCTTGATGGTATCAGTATTGACAATGTTATCAGTATTTAGTGTTTGAATTGTTCCAGATTCTCCACTAAATGATTGTGATTTTATGCTTCCATTATTTGTAATTTCAGAACTTGATATATTGGTAAGATTTGCCGTATCTGAGTTAATTGTTGATGCTGATACGCTGTTGGCTGTCATTCTATTAGCCACTGTTGCATCACCGCTTGTTGTAACTGCAAATGCGTTTTTTCTTTCATTCTCATCAGTTCCATTTCCAACAGTGAATATGGTTTCATCTGCAACTGATTGGTTGTATTTTCCAACAGCTGTTTCATAATCATTGTTAGCTTGAAGGAAATGGTCTTTCTCTATCACTGAATTAAATCCATCCCCTTGTGTAAATTTAACTTCATTTTTTAAGGCATATTGCGACAAATCCACGTTTGTAGATTCTCCTTGTGAAGAACTAAAAGAACTATAAGAACCACCGTTTCCGCCACTTGCCCTTGTTGTTTCGGTGGAATTTTTATATACATTTATTTTCTTTATCTTCATTACTTTCAATTATCTTTTCTCAATTAATGATAAATTTGTTGAAGCATTTTCAAAATCTATTGAAAACTCATCTATTATGAAATCTTTACCGCTCATAAACTTCTCCCTCATCTTTGCCCAAGGTGTAATGTCTTGAAGGTTGATTGTGAAACTTAGGTTTATGGAAGGTTGAGAATATTGATTGACCAATCTGTAAATCATGTGTTCTTCTTGCTTCAACTGTCCATATTGCGGTGCATCAGTATCTGAGTTTTCCCAACCAATTTCACCATCCTTTGTTGCTTCTGAGAATGTTTTATCTACATATTGATAAGTATTGTTCTTATCCTTAGATGCTACAGCTGAGAATGAAGCTTTCTTGTTGTCATAAGTGCATATTCTCCAAGATATCTCATTCAGTTCATTTACATAGTCATTATTAATAACATTAGTATATACGGTATCAGTATTATAGACATCTGAAAACGTTGGGTCTCCAACAACTGCTTTAACGTCAAAATCCTTTAGAAACACCCTTGACATCTTGTAATGTTGTCCCTTATTGCTACCACCTTTTGTTGAATGATAATTTGGGTCAAATGGACAATATAAGGTGAAAGTTGGGCTACCTGCAATAATAGCATCATTTGGTGCTTTAATGCAATATCCTTCTTCATCAAGTCCAAATCTCCAACTAACAGTGTTGACAAACTTGTTATCCTTAAACATTGTTGCATCAGCCCTTCTTGCTTTCTTATCAGCACCTTCAACAATATAAGGAATCTTGAAGTTGGAAGGTGAAGTTGTCCAAGATGAGCCATTCCAATATTTGCCACCCCATTGCAATCTTGCCAACATATACGCTTGTCCATCATCAATTGCAAAACGTCCTTCTGATATGTCAATCTGTGAAGAAGGTATTGGATAAGGGTCATCCTCAAAGACATGATACATGTAGTTTCCAGTTATCAGCAAATATGCATTTTTACCACCGAACAAGGCTGTTGAATCAGATGCTTTTGTTTCAAGAAATGGCATTGATGCAATATTAGATGATGCGGTATGATTGGATAACGGATTCAATAAGCATACATATTTTTGGAAGCCTAAATTGGAAACCTCATTCTTTGCCATCCAATCATCAAGGGTTATTTTTCCTCCAGTCAATTCTTTGAAATAATAATCCCACCAAGAAAACTGATTATTCAATTGTTGCACAAAGAACTTTGCTATAATTGCACCTTTGTATGATTTGCTTTCTGTATAGTTAACAGTACTTTTATTCTTGTTGCTATCATATCTATAACATGTATAATTTGGATTCTTGAAGTACTTTACACCCACGGCATTAACTGCTTGAAATTTCTTCTTTTGTGGGTTGTATGTCTTATCAATCATCATTATCATATTACCGTTTTCCTTGCTTGATTTTTCGCCAATTGGATTCTTGATAACTTCACCATACATTCCATTATTAATGTTGGTTGAAGTTTTCAGTTCATTATCTTCATCTGCTGTTATATTCTCCAAATTATCGTATATTGAAGGGATGATGCTGTCAAATGTATAATTGTCTGCCTTGATTGATACCTTGTTATACACATCACCAACTGAAACGGTTTGCCCACCTTCTGCTATATCATCACCAACAATTGTTTTTGATGCTGCTAAGTTTACCAATGTCGGTGTTTCCTTTCCAACTTCATATTTCCAATATTGGTTAACGTCATGTTTAATGGCATCATAATCTATGAAGTAAACAGAATCCTTCCATGCAATAGCAGTCATGTTTAAAAACTGTGCTACTTCTTCCAAAACTTCATTCATACCCCAAGCAACGTCATCATCTGTTTCGCCATCCTTCTTATCATCAAAGAAGTTCTGTTCACTGATATATAAGTTATCAACAAGACTTGTTGTTGATGCTGAATCTAACTTAACATTACTTGAAATATACCAATTGTTATAAGCGTTGCACTGCTTCAATAGATGATTGATTAATTGTGTGAATGTGATTACACTTTTCTTTTCTCCTATTGGTTTATACTTGAAATATTGAAGTGTTGATAAAGCATCAATGGCATTGATTTCAACAGCTGTTTCATATCCCTCATAATCTTGGTTATACGCATTTGGTTCAATATATCCAACCCATTCTAGTTTATTATCCTTGAACAATTCAACCTTGTTTTGCTGTGCCTTTGCTGCATACATGTTGTAGTATTCATTTCTACTAACATACGTAATTGTTGCAGATTGATATTTTGCAGTCTTATACAGCGTATCACCTTCTGAATCCATTGAAGTTGTGAACGGTGGTGTTCCAAGGGTCAATGTTGTAACCCTTGAAGCATCACCATCTGTTGTTATCTTTACCGTATATTCCTTATCAAATCTATCTTTGAAAGTTCCTTGATATATCATTATCTAACTTTGTTCATCTTGTTATTATAGTTCCTCAATGTACCGACAAGATTCTGTCCACTGATTTTAAACTCAACATTTCTACTACCATATCCAATCATTGAAGCACCACCATCAAGAAGGTCAAACAATCTTGCTTGTTGGGTATTGTTCAATATCATTTCACCACTGTTAACTCTAGCCAATTGCATGTCGCCATGATTTGAAGCACCGCCAATAATACCACCTTCGGCAAATCCTTTAATGGTAGAAACCATTGTTGCAAGTGTTCCAAGTCCTGCACCAACAAAGGCTAACCAACCCCACGGTCCTAAACTTGCGGCTTGTGCTGATGCTTGGGCAAAACCTAAAATACACTGTCCAATTGCTGCCATAACAGCACCAGTCTTTGCTATTACTCCATTACCACCAATCTGTTGAAGGGCATCACCAAGCATAACAAGTCCTGAAGCTGCTGCTGTTGTAGTATTTCCACCTTCTTCTATAAACTTAGCCAATTCAGCAAAATCATTTGTAAAATCAACAACTTCACCACCATACTTACTTCTCATACTTTCAGTGAAATCTTTCAATGATTCTTGGGTTTTATATGATTCTTCCCTTATCTGTTTCAGTCTTTCTATTAACGTATCACCAAGTTTCTTCATTTCTTTTTCAGATGGAAGGATATTACCCACAACACCATATTTTGACAATTTCAATGTTGGCGTATCTATTGGATTTTTGATTGGTGAATTATCTGCATTTTTATATGAGTTGAATTTGAAATTTTCAATCTTATCTTCAATTGCTTGAATTGTTTTTGTTGCTTGAAAATATGCCTCTTCACCAACTGCATTTGATGCTGCCTTTCTTGCTTCTGATAATTCATTTTCCAATTCAGCCAATGAGCCTTGTGGAATAACTTCTTTATTGGTATTCTTGCCACCACCTTTATTTGTGATTCCACCTTTATTCTTGCTACCAACTTCTTCAATGGAACTATTGAAAGGGCTTATTTTCTTTGCAGCTTCATAACTCTTAATTCTATTTTGAATCTGTTTCTTCTGGTAGCCTGTCTTTGCAAGACTCAACCTTTTCTTTTCAAAGTCAATTCCATTTTGAAGAGTTTTAAGATAAATCTTTTGTTTGTCCCCTTGTGACCTTCCCTTGCTTGCTTTTCCTTTTGCATAACCAAGTGCATCATTGGTTTGTTGGTTGTAGGATTTTCCATTTCCTTTCTTATTATTTCCACCATTACCTTCTTCCTTGTAGAAATTTGCTCTAGTGTCCGCAACAATTCCTCTTAACTTATCCCAATATTTCACTAGAGTTGCGATTTTATCTTTTACCCAATCAATACATTTCGCAATCTGATTAAACAGTGGAATCTTTGAAACTGACTGTATTACATTTGACCTCAATTCTTTGAACTTCTCCAAAAGGTAATGGATTGCTAATCTTATACCAAATACAACCATCTTGGTATTATCCAATCCTGCACTAAATCCTTTGAATACCAAAGCTACTGCATTGAAGGTAGTTTCTGTGCCTTTTCCTGCATCAACCAAGTCAAAAAATACACCTAATACATCACCGACAACATCAACAACAGTTGTAAGGGTATTGACAAGAAATTGCCATTGCTCACTACCTGCTTCTAATGCAGCCTCATAAGTTGAAGAGTTCTTGAAAACATCAAACAGTTGGGTTGTTGCTGTCATCAACTCACCGAATGATTGAACTAAACTTCTAACAGGACCGTTTGCAGCGTCAACGTTGAATGATGATAGAAAGTTATCCCATTGTGTCTTAATTTTCTCAATGTCACCTTGAAGGTTATTGAAGTTCTCGGAAGCCATTTCTGTAGCAGTTCCAGTCTCTTCCATTGCTGACAATAGTTCCTTGTATCTGCCTCCACCTTCTGCCAACATTGCAGCTGCATTTGCTGAATCAACACCAAACTGTTTTACCATCCATGCTGTATCTCCTGCATGTTGCGCCAATGTCTGCATCATTGTATCAGCATCTTTGATTCCTTCTGCTGAAAATTTGGAGAATATGTTGCGCAATTGTGTTCCTGCTTCACTTCCCTTCAAAGCCTTATCACCCAATACCTCAGCCATTGCAGCTGTCTGTTGGAGTGAAAGACCACCGTTTGAGGCTGCAACACCTGCAACCTTGATGGTTGCTGCCAAATCACTGATTTCTGCTGAACCTGATTGGGATGCGTTTGCAAGAATATCAACGTCTTTGCTTGCATCACCAACTCCATGTGAGAATTGTCCCATGATGGTTGTTAGGGCTTCCACTGCATCTTCTTGTGACATAAGACCAGCCTTTGCAAGTGTTGATGATTGTTTAAACATTTCACCAAGTCCATCAGTATCTTTCAATAATTGAGGCATTGCGCCGCCAATCTTTGCCATACCGTTTGTTACATCAACAACTGACGTGTTTGTTTCCTTAGCTAAATCTTGAATCTGTCCTCTTATATTTTGAAGGTCATTGCCTCTAAGTCCAGTGATTGCTCCAAGTTCTGACAAGGCTTTTCCAAACTGACTGCTTTTTTCTATGGCTTCTTTGGAGACATCAACAAACTTGGCTACTGCTATTCCTGCCGCTGCCAATCCTGCTGTAGCTGCTGCCGCTCCAATACTCAACTCGCCACCTAATGCGCTTGTAAACTTACCAACTATTTCACCACCTCCACCAAATTGAGAAGTCAATGATTGTAGTATATTTCCACCCATCAAACCGTTCTTGCTACTTGGCATTGATGTTGACATTGAAGTCTGGTTTGATACCCTTGTCAATTCTTGAAGTTCATTCTTTGTGGCTTGAAGTTCTCTGATTGTTGCAGCTGCCTTTTCCTTTATGTCTAGAAGTTTGCGACCTGCATCTGTCTTTCTGCCTTCATCACCTAACTTCTTATAATTATAGGCTGCTGATAAGAAGTTCCTTTTGGCTTCATTCAGATTTCTATTTAAATTGAAAATCTTGCTGTTTGTTACACCTTCTTTTCTGTTGAACTTATCAATTTCCGCTTGTGCTGATTGTATGCCACTTGTGAAATTGGAATCATCCAATCCTAATTTTATGATTGCATCTGCCATTATATAATATGATTCTTGATTAATAATTCCTTATTAGCTTCCATTTCCCTAATCATTCTATCCCTCAATTCCTTTGTTAACTTGACATCTTTCTTTGGTCTGTTCTTATAGCCTTCATCCCAAGGAAATTGCATAATATCAGAAGGTTTGATTTTCTTGGTTGATTGCGATTGTGCAATGATATAACTTATCTGTCTAGCAATCTCCCAATCATTCTTAACAGATACGTTCATATTCTTCAATATTGGTGATAACTCATAAAACTTCATATCATCCATGAAATAGGGAATTGAAACTATCTTATATTCAAGACAAAGAAGGCTCATCAAATCCGTATAACTTATTTCTTTGTCTTCTTGACTGCTGTTTTTTTTTCTTCTTTACCTTCAAATATTTGATTCTGTTTACTAGATTCTGTTAACCATGTGGTGAATGTATTCAATAAATCTTGATGCTCATCCAAATAGTCCATAAACTCATCAAATGTCATTGGTTCATCAAACTCCTTTGAGGATATTATAACACAATAGAAATATAGAATCATGTCTGTAATTGTTGAAGGGTTGAATGCATGATTTGTAATCTGCTCATAAGCAATAAGTGCCCTAAAACTACTTTTCAATGTAATTTCCTTTTCTTTAATTGTTACTTTCATTTATCTTTAAATTTTATATATCTATAAATATATCCTTGAAATAAAAAAAGAAGGGAAACACCCAAATAAATGGATATTTCCCTATAAATATTTATTAGTCTTTGTTACTCACGTTTTCATCATCTGAATTTTGAATAACAGGCGTTTTCCCATTTACCTTTTGCGGTGTTATCTAAACCTTGGAAATACCGCCCTTTTGAAGTGCTCCAACTCCTGTAAATGAAACGTCATAAGTTGCTACTTCACCATTGTTTGCAGAAAGTGAAATACTGTTCACAACCACTTTTCCATGATACATGTCATCATTACTTTCCCAAACTGTTGGTGTATCTGTAAACATACCTTCTGAATCAGTTGCACCGCTTGTTACAGTATCATAATTTTTAACAGTTGCAAATACAATCTCAATTGGGGTATTTGCTACCATGACATCTATAAGCTTGCTGTAGTCTGCAACTGTAAACAAATTAGAAGCACTTGCAGTCCAAGAAATCTTACCAAGCAAACTTGATGCCCAACGTCCGCTATCCTTAGAAGAAATGTCAGTTGCATCAGCACTTATCTCAACAGAAAGTGAAGTTGCCATTGCCAAACATGTAGGTGTTGCACCACTCTTATCTTTCACCCACAATTGTACTTTTTCTCCTAGTACTATTTTACTTGCCATTAATATAATATATTATACTTAGTTATTTATCTTTTAAATTATTGCAATGAATTGAAGTGTCTGCCTATATGTGTCATTCATAAAATTTTCATTGCAATCTGAAAATTCAATTCTTTTGAAATAGTTTGAAGTTTTTAACTCCAATAATTCCCTAACTTTTTCAGCTATATTGATTGTATTGATATAATCAGCATCAGCTATCTTTATCTGAAATGTTACCTTATCATAACCAACACCACCTTTATATGTGTGTGGTGTTATGGAAGTTCTTTCCAAAATGATATATGGAAATTTCACATCATCATCTGCAACAATTGGGAATATCTTTGTTCCTACCATTTCTTTCAAAGACTTATCACTTGTAAGAATTGAAAATATGTGTTTGTTGATTGATATGCTACTTTCCATTTAATATGTCTGTTAGATTCTTTGTAATTTTCTTCATGGTAATGTCAACCGCTTTTGGTATCTCATTTTTAGCATTTGTGAAGAAGTTTGTTGGTGTTATTTGACCTCTGTAACCTTGTCTATTTCCAGACTTGAAAAGTGAATCCATCTTCTTACCTCTGCTTTTCCTTCCACCTTTGACATCAATATATCTTGGTCTTGTTCCTTGGTCAAACCAAAGAAGCCTATAGTCTCCCTTGATTCCATAATATCCGCTACCACGGTGATAAACAATACCTTCATTTACTCTTGGAGCAACCTCCCTTCTGATACCATCAATCATTTCTGAAGAAACATGAATGCCTGCCGATTTCAAGTTGCTTATTGCCTTATCTTGAATCACCTTCAAGCCTTCATCAATTGCCTTTCCCTTTGCCTCAGATAGTGCCAAACCCAAAGTCTTATTCAAGGCATCTTTAACCTCAGAAAAATCAAATTCAACACCTTTCATTTATTCATCTATTAATTCTGTCATTATCACCTTCTTCATTTGGCTTCTATCCAAGTCTATAGATAATATCCTGTATTTCTTGTTATCATAATGAATAATGTCAGTCTCCTTCACATCAACATATTGGTGAACTTCAAATATCTTTCTATAGGGATAAAATAGTTCATTATTCAATAATGTTCTTGACCCTCCATTGCTTACAATCCTTGAACGTGTACAATACCAAGGCCTGTATTCTTGAACCATTTCACCAAACTCATTTTGATTGCTGATTGGTCTATATATATCAATCTTATCTTTTAACAGTCCACACCTCATTTGTCATTTCCTCCATAATTTTGGTATAAACTCAACAGATAACTATATGATAATGGAATCTCAGCAGAAGAAGCAAATGCAACATTCTCCCTATTACTGTAATACGTTCCAAGCAACAACAACATGGCTTGTTTTAATGGTGTTGGTATTTTACCATTGTTATCTGCTGTTAGCTTCTTCAATGAAACATCAATATGTTTTTCTGTAACCTCTTCAACAACATCACCAAGTGCTTCAAGATAGGAATCATCATCATGGAAACTTTCATCCATGTTTAAATGTTTTTTGATTAAATCTAATTTTAAATATTGCATTTTCTTGATGTTATTAAAAAAGGTTTGCTGCCTTTTAAACAGCAACAAACCCATGAATTTTATTTAGATTCCAATGAAAGTAATTAGGCTGCAGGACCAATCTTACCAGCTGTCAAACACTCAGGTCTTGCAATCTGTGCATCAACATACAAATTTACAACAAGACGGATGCAACCATTTGCAGCTTGTGTGTAAACATCATTAACCATGTCAATTCCTGCCCATACACCTATTACAATATTTGACATATCACCAAATAAGTAATTGGTAGCGCCAACATGACTTGTATTATATGCAGGAGTTCCGTCAACTTCGCCGTTCTCGTAAACCAGTTGGGTTGACTTTGTTCCCTTTGCCATTGCCCTCAAAGCTGCCTTTGCCTTGTTAGAAAGTATATAACATGGAGTACCGTTTATGTTTGCATCCTCAACAGTTGCTTCTTTGTCAACCAATGCCTTGAAGTCTGCAACTGCTGTTGGTTTAACTGCTGCAAATACACCTTTGAACTGAGTTGTTGAACCAGTGAAATCAGAAAGAACTGCATCTTCAATTTTACCGTTGATGGCATTAATCAAATCCTCTCTAATTGCATTTTCAATGTCAACACTGTCTTGTGCGAGCATTTGCTTAGATATATCAACATAAGCTGTCAATCTCTTTGGAGATAGAGTAATGTGTGAGAAAGAAGCTCCACCATCCTTTGCAGGAGCTGTCTCTGCCTCAAATGTCACATTTGAACCGTTCATTACAGGAATCTTTACATCACCTACCAAGTTGGTATAGAACTTTGCTCCTGCTTGTGCCAATACGTTCTTTGCTCTCAATGGAGTAAGCAAATCAAAAACGTCTGTAGATACAGTATCAACTCCATCAGCTGTATATGAAACAACGGCTCTTTTCTCTGTCGGAAGAACAATCTGACCAACACTTGATAAACCGCTCTTTCTCATCTCGGCTCTACCTTGTTCAATTATTGCATTTGTGTTTTCATCTAATGGCTTGTTCTCAGCCAATGACCTAATAGTTTTTAAAAGTGAAAACTTCTTTTCCATTTTCCTAGTACTAGTTGTTTTATTTTCTTTATCTTCTGTTTCAGTATCATCAGAAGGTTCTTCACCACTCTCACTTGGTTCATCTTCTTCTGAATCATCTTCCTTGTTATCTTCATCAGCATCTTTGTTCTCTTCTGCTGATTTCTCTTCTTTTGGTTCATCCTCTTTAGGGTCTTCCTCTTTAGGGTCTTCATCCTCTTTTGGTTCATCTTCCTTTGGTGTATCAGAAGGTTCATCCTTCTTCTCATCCTCCTCAGTCAATGACCTAAGTTCCTCCTCAGTCAAATCCCTATTTTCAGATTTTGCCCTTTTAACCAAATCATAAATCTTTGTAAGATTTTTCTTCATTTAACTAAACCTTATATAATTATAAATATACGCTCATTTTGTTTTTTACTCAAATTGAGAATATTTTTTTTATTCCATTGCTAGAATCTCATCACATAGATTCTGAATATCTGACTGCTTTGACTTTTCTTCCTTGTACTTGTCATAACTCCTACAACTAACTTCCGTCTCTTGATATGCTCCGTTATAACATAATGCAATGTCAAATAGCCTATCAATCTTCAATATTCTTCTGTGGTCAATTCCGTTCTCATCTGTCGTCCATTCATCTTTCGCAACAGTGAAGGCAAATGAACAACTGTCTATGATGTTTGCATCAATGTATGACTTTGCAGTCCTTGACAACTCATTATCTAGCAATGGAAATGAAAACTTCATACCATGCTCATCCAAAGATAGTTCAAGGTTTCCGTTTCCATACTTCCTTCTTGCCAATACTTTATCCTCATCATGGTTGATATTAGCAAATATGTCACTGCTTGCAATGGTTGCTTCATCCAATGCCTCTGGCGCAATCTCCTCAAAGAAACCTCCCAACCACTGTGATTCAGAATTGAAGACAACCGCATAACCCTCAACTTTGTTACCGTCAGCTGACCTCAATTCCCTTATACTTCTATATTCCTTATCCATTTCAATAACGTTATTATATTCAATAAATATCTGAACTTTCGCATATCAGGAAGTTAAAGGAGTTAAGGAAGTTAAGGAGTTAAGACGTATGTCTTGCAGCTTAATAACTACGCCAAAAAGACTATTGTCTTAACTCCTCAGCGACCGTAGGGAGCGATAACTCCTTTAACTTCATTAACTTCTGAACTTGCGAAACTTGAATAAAGAGCCCACTTTAAAAAGGGGCATATTTTGAATCCAGTCTGACCAGTGTGGTCATT